GAACGAAGGTACAGGCCTACCATTTGAAATATGGCCGTTGCCTGTCGACCGCATGAGGATCGTACCGAGCAAGGATGAATTCATAAGCCACTACGAATATCGACTCGGCGCACAGACAGTTAGATTTGAACGTGATGAGATTGTTCATTTCGTCTGGCCGAATCCGCGTGACCTGTTCTACGGCATGTCACCGCTTGAGGGTGTGGCCGAGATGTTCAACCTGAACGCGAATATGAACCTGTTTGAAAACGCACTGTTCACGAATAACGCACGGCCCGAAGGATTCTTTTCAACGAAATCATCATTGAGCGCCGCGAACTTCACACGCCTGAAAGAAGAAATACTTGCGGTATGGACAGGTATCGCCAACGCAGGCAAGACAGGATTACTTGACAGCGAGACGACGTTCACTCCGATTAACATGTCACCCCGTGATCTTGGATTCTTGAAGGGCCGCGAGTACACGAAGTCAGAGATATTCGAGGCATACGACACGCCGACAGGACTGTTTAGCGAGAAGGCGAACAGAGCAAATGCCGAAGCCGCGTTGTACGTGTACTGCCGATTCGGAATTGAGCCAAGACATATCCGGTTCCAAGAGAAGTTGAACGAGAAGCTGATCCCGATGTTCGACGAGAATATGTTCGTCGCCTTTGATAGTTGCATCCCTGAAGACCGAACATTCGAGCTGGCGAAAGAGGAATCACGCATCAATTCAGGCACATGGACACGCGATGAAGTACGTATTGAAGATGGTAAGGAACCGATGGGCAACGGTGCTGATGAATTGCTTGTACAGAGTACGCTTGTACCAATAGGAACGCCGTCGCCGACACAGGTTGAGGGACTTGTACGGCGAGTAGTTGAATCAGTGAATGGAGGGGGTGTGTCATGAGTATTACAAGGAAAGATGCGGAAGATATCTGGATCGAAATATTAATACGCGGAACCATGTGTACCAGCGGGGTTATACAATTCCCGATAACAGTTATAAAGGATATGCTCAATTCACTTGTTGAAGATGGACGCTCGCCACTGACGGTGACGGTATGCGACAAGTGCGCACACTCCAAGGGTACTTTTCCTGATCTGCGGATAAAATGCCGCGCCCCCCTTGCGCCCATAACCGACTTCACAGATGGGTCAAAGACTCGGGACGTAATCAACACTGACGGCAAGTGCAAGTATTACGAGGCCAAGCGGCCTGAAAATCCGATACCAGACCAGATATTTTATGGCAAAGGAATGCCTCCTGCGCCAGACACAATAAGGAAAAGCTATTGACCTTCATCTCCACCATAACCGCCGACGCTGTTGTTGCTGCCGCTACTGAGATCATCAAACGATCCGGTAGTGCCGCACGTGCTGAGGCATGGTATGCGTTCGTCAAGGCCACTGACCCGCAAGAGGCGAAACTAACAGCGGAACATATCAAGCTATTCGATGCCCAAGAAAAAGATGTGCAGAAGAATATGGCGAAACGGCCACTGAAGTCAATTGTCGACAAAGGTGAATTCGATTCCCGTATCGACTCATGGCTGTTCGGGCAACGCAAGTGGAACAAACTATTCGCCGAAGGAACACGCGATACAATTGGCGGCATTGTGACTCTGAACGGTGGCCGGGCAATGGATGAAGTCACTGGTGTAGCCGCAGCGTTCAACGTGACGGACCCCAACGTCCGTGAATTCGTGAAGGCACAACCAGCCGAATGGGGATCGCTTGTTAATGAGACAACCAGTAAGGACTTGAGGCGCACGCTGACAACCGGTATGACAGCAGGCGAGAGCATGGCACAGTTAAAGACTCGCGTTTCTGATTACTACGATCTGAATGCAAAAGACGTGCGTGCCCCGATGATTGCCCGGACAGAGACAACCGGGGCTGCTAACTTCGCAACGGAAGAGGGCTATCGGCAGACAGGCGTCGTCAGTGAAAAGGAATGGGTGGCAACACTTGATTCCCGTGTCAGGGATACTCATGCCGCTACTGATGGCGAGACAGTGCCGCTCGGTGACAAGTTTTCAATCGGACTTGAATACCCCGGCGATCCGAGCGGGGACATATCTACCATTATAAATTGTCGCTGCACGATGATTCCAGTAATCGATGAGGATGCGTAAGATGAAAACAGCAGAGCATATTGGGAAGGTATACTATCCACCTGACGAATGGGATTTGTATATGGTTGGTTTCATGTTCGCTGTATTGATGCTCGGCACGGCCATTGGATTTATTACCGGATGGTGGTTGACGTAAACGAATAGGGTAGGGTGCCATCAAACAGGGTGCGGCAACAGCGTGCATCACAGGGGTCGTCGGCACCAGCCCAGCAACACACGAAAACGGCCCCTGTAAATTAACAGGGGGAAACACAATGGAAACCGCCGAGAAAAAGATCATAACCGTGAGTTCAGTAGGCGAGGGATTCACATCAGAAGATGAGGGCATTGTGACACTAAGCTCTGTTGTAACTGGAATGCCAGGCCCTAATGAACACCGGGAATATTATCGGCTCCCGTATAGAAGTGATGCGGAAAACGCGATGTTTGCGGCTGGATTGTTTGTCGGGATTATCCTGTCAAGTATAGTTGGCGGCATATTAGTTATAGTGTTATAATACAAATATAGGATGGCTCATGAGCAACCAGATAGACGAAGTGATAAAGAAGTGGAAAGCCGATAAACGCACCGGCAAGATAGTTGCCACCATTAATTTCAACACGGGTGGCATAACCGAAATAGAGATCGAGGAAAAATACAAGGCGAAGGCACGGAAGTAAAAGTACCGGCCCCTGATAACACCTGAGTAGCAGGATCGTTTGAAGCCCGAATCGTAACAGGTGGACAATCTGAAAGTCCATTGAATGTTGCGGCTCGGGCTTTTTATTGGAGAACAACATGGATATGAGCAAACAGAACCTAATTTCATCAGCGCGTGCGATGGCAGAGCGGAAACTCGTAATGATGAAAGACGACGGAGAACCATTAGAGAGTTTTCTGTATCTCTTGCACCATGTGCATGTAGACGAAGACGGCGATGAAGAATTACACCATTGTTTTGTTCTCGATCATCTCGGCAATAAGTTTACGACGGGGCATATCAAGGGCACAGATGGAGTAATATATCATGCAATAACCGGACTCGAAGATGACCAAGAAGTCTTTTGGAGTGACGAAGAGGCGGAAGCTGCCGGATGTCCGCCCCCATGTCCAGACAGACAACTACAGGAATCAGTATGATAGTATACCCGGAAAATTGGCGGCAGGATTATTATAAATACGCAGACGTTTCCAGTGTCGGTGACGCGCCTGTTGGTGCGTTTGTTGAATTGCTCGAAGACGTATTGGATTCCATAGAGGTCGATACTTTGGCATATAGCGGGGGAATCGACTCAACAGTAATGCTTGATATTCTCAGCCATTTTTACCAGGCGCACACATTCACAATAGCATCAAGGAACGAGCACCCCGATGCACTGTTTGCTAAAATCGGGAGCTTAATATACCAAACAAAGCATCAAACAATGATAACCGGAATAAATGCCAACGGGAATGTATATGAGACATTCTTCGACATGCTGCCGGTAGACGTGACGAAGATAATATGTTGTGACGGCATTGATGAGTTCATGTGTGGATACTATGACCATCAAACCGAACCGGAAGAAAAATACGCCTATTATCTTGGTCGGCTAACACCCGATCATCTTGAGGCATTAAACAGCGAATCAAAAGGTGTTGAAATATATCTGCCATACCTGAACGCGGAAATGATCGATTTTTGTACCAGCATTCCTTTGTCCGCAAAGGTGGATGATAAACACAGAAAGATATATATTCGGCGCGTTGCCGGATTTCTCGGAATAGATGATACAATCATTGACAGAAATAAATATGGATTCTGTGACGCATTTTTAACCGAGGATAAATGATATGTTAGATATCGACTTTATTACGCAAAGAGTTGAGGATAAAATGGATGCCACGACCGCCAGACTGGAGACTGACATGGCTGACACGGTAACAATTACACCTGAGATCAAACACAAGAGTCTTGCGGCGCTCATGATGAAGAAGGGCGTTGACGTTGACAAACGCACCGTGACGGCTGTGGCAAACAGGCCGACCGCTGACAGGGATGGCGAAGTCATCGACGACAAGGCATGGGACTTGAAAAACTTTCGTGACAATCCTGTGCTGATGCTTTCCCACGATTACTTTGGGCTACCTGTTGGGAAGGTCCAGACTATCGCGGTTGACAAAAAGACCAACGACCTGATATTCACAGCTGAGTTCGCGCCGAATGCGATGGGTGACGAATTACTAAACATGTACGACAAAGATTTCATCCGGGCATTCAGCGTCGGCTTCATCCCGAAGAAATCAGTGACAGGCGACGAGATCGACCGTGCAAAGTTTCCTGATGCAACAATCAGGCGCGTGTTCACGAAAGTCGAACTGCTTGAAATATCCTGCGTGGCTATCCCGGCGCATCCCGAGGCATTGGTCAATGCACTTGACTCAGGTGAGATCAAGACCAAGACCGTGCGCGATGCGTTTACTGAGGCGCTTGATGCCGGTGACAAATATGTAATTGGATACCGGGACTATGGCATTGCTGATATTGGCGAACCGTGGGATGCCGCGAAAGAAGTGGCTGCTGCTGATGTCAAAACTTTGCGCAAGATGTCAACATGGTTCGATACGGAACATGCCGATGCAAAGAGTGCGTACAAGTTGCCGCACCATAAGGCCGCTGATACGCTTGCTGTATGGCGTGCAATATCCGCTTCGATGGGTATCCTGCTCGGTGCCCGTGGCGGAACACGTATCCCGGCTGATGATCGCAAGGGCGTATACAACCATCTTGCGAAACATTACGGCCCATTCGAGAAAGTCGTGCCTGAGTACCGGGAAGCATCAGTGGTTGATTCTGACGAACGTGTTGCATGGTCAGTTGATGACGGAGATTTCATTGACGTATCGACAGCCGATGATCCCGTTGACTGGATAGGTGCGAAAGAGGTGGTGAACGATGAAGATAAATCTGTTGCGGATAATCAAGATGATCCTGCCACTGATACGGATCAAGTGGACGAAAAAGTGGTGACAGATGATAACACAACGACACATGGCGGAAGCAATAGCGATCCCGGTGTTCCCGTCCTTATGATCCGCGAACCTGAAAAACCGGAAGGCATGACTGCCGATATGGTGAAAGAGGCGTTCGCCGAAGTCACGGCAGACCGAACAAAGGACTTGAAAGATACGATAAACGAAATAGTGGGTGATGAAGTATCCATCGCATTCGGGAAAGCGACGAGGGAATCGTGACACACTGGAGCCGGTTATCCCGGCAGGTGAAGATCGATCCTGGGCGTCGTCCGAATAAGGATGCCAAATCAAATCGATAAACCAAACAACGAACCGCCAGAATGGAGTAGTTGTAAGATGGCAGACGAAGACAAAAAAGTAGACGACACCAAGACTAACACCCTTGATTATGAGGGTGTGAAAACGCTCCTGACCGAGCTTCTGAACACGCAGGCAGCTGATCAGAATATCGTCATGACTGATGCGATCAAGGGTGCTGTCAAGGAACAGATCGAAGATGCCGTGAGGGAAATTGGCGTCACCGACAAATCAAAAATCCTCGGCGATCAGGACGATCCGAAGGGTGGATTCAAGGGTATGGGCGATTTCGCCGCGCAGATTTATGCGGCTGGTCGTGGCGGAACCTCACCATCCGAAACGCTCAAGGCGTGGAATGATGGCGTGCTATCCCGCTCTGCTGGCTCGCCCTCACAGAACGTCACCGTACCTGAAGACGGCGCGTTCCTTGTCCCGACAGAAATCTCAACGGAAGTTCTCACACGCCTGTCCGAACGCCTGAACATCATGGACAAGGCGATGGTCATTCCGATGGGCACCAATTCAATCGGCATCCCTTATATTCAGGGATTCAACGAGTCGCAGGGATTCGTCGCTGGTAATGTCCAGTTTGTGTGGGAACAGGAAGAGGCGCAGGGCGACACCAAGAACGTGAAGATCGGCAAGGTGCAGCTTCAGTTGCGCAAGGCGATGGCACTCGCGTTCGTCTCTGGTGAGATGATGAAGTTCAGCCCTGTATCAGCCGGAGCGATGCTTACCAAGAGCATGTCAGATGCGATGGCGTTTGAGCTGACCAAATCATTCTTCCGTGGCACTGGCGCGGGTCAACCTCTTGGCGTCCTGAATGCACCCGCTACTATTTCCGTTGCGAAGGAAACCGATCAGGTAGCTGACACAATTGTATTTGAGAATATCCTGAAAATGGATTCCCGTGTATACGGCGATTTGGGCGAGTGGTATGCCAACAGGGACACCTCGCCGCAACTTGGCGCGATGAGTCTTGCTGTCGGCGCAGGTGGTGGCCCCGTATTTGTAAACGGTAGCGCAGCCGGTGTTCCGTTTAAGACACTTCAGGGTGCTCCGCTCACATATACGTCCGCTGCATCGACGCTCGGTGATGTCGGTGACATTGGTATGTATGACTGGTCACAGTATCTCATCGGTCAGGAAGCCGGTGGCCTGAACATGGACGTGCAGACTTCGATGCACCTGAAGTTTGATTACGACCAGAATGCGTTCCGGTTCATCTTCTATGTTGACGGACAGCCCTGGTGGCCTTCCCCGTTCAGCCCGGAAAATGGAAACACCAAGTCGCCTTACGTCACGCTTGCCGCAAGAGCATAAGGAGCATACCATGAATTACCCGAACCCGTTTAATCGTGAAAAGGGTTTATAACAATTACCGGTGCCGGGGTGTCATTGAAACATCCCGGCATCAATCGAGGGCGTGCTTAGAATTCCTCGCCCATATATAAGCAGGAAAAACACCACGAAGGAGAAGCAAATGTTTGGAGTAAAACTTGAACAGAACATGACGCTCATCCCGCTTTTCGCGCAGGAGCTGAACGATGCTGCTGTGGCATCAAACTGGATGTCAATGGCGCAGTACACCAAAGCGGCTGTAGTTGTAAGTGTCGGCGATGCTGCTGGCGGAACTTTCACGATCACGCTCGATCAGGCAACCGACGCTGACGGCACAGGATCCAAGACGCTTGCGTATACCAATGCTGCGTCAACCGGTCAGAAGTTTTTGATTGGTAACGTCACCGGCACATATACAGTCGGCGAAACGATCACCGGTAGCGGTTCATCGAATACCGCTGAAGTTTACCAGGTCGGCTCGGGTTACATTCTTGCCCGTTGCCTTACCGGTGGCACCACATGGACTGATGGCGAAACGCTCACCGGCGGAACGTCCGGCGCGACTTCTGTTCTCAGCGGCACGGGACAGAACGAGGATATTCTGCTTCCGCTGGCAACTGACCCGTCCTCGACGATCACGGTTCCGGCTGTCACGTACAAAACGTATGTGATTAACGTCGATGCGGCATCACTCGATATTGCAAACGGATACGATCATTTCCAAGCCGACCTTTCCGATCCCGGCGCGGCTGTGTTTGCCGCAGGATACATCGTCCTGTACGGCGCGAAAGATCGCGGTGTTCCGATGCCATCCGCAATTGGCACCAAGAAGATGACCAACACCGTAACGTAAACATCGGTAATGAGGCGGGTGCCTGTGAACGGTGCCCGCCCAACGAAAGGGGAATCCGATGAGGATCAAACTGTTACGCGAATGGATGGGCAGGCCAAAAGGTACGATTACGCCAATGGTTGAAGGACAGGCGCACCTGATGATTGACAGAGGACAAGCCGAAGAATTCACAGGCCCATTGCCAACAGCAAAACCGCCGCCGAAAGAAGTCACGAAGCCGAAGTCGAAGCCACGAGGACGTGGTGGAGGGAAACGGCAAACAGGGCGATCAAATAAACAAGTACAATCGCCCGATGAACAGAAGTAACGTCACACCGGTTTGAACCCGGAGACAAGGATAATTACAATGCCAGGCGGAACAAGATCACCATTATTTGTGCGTAAGCAATCAGGCGGAATGTTCGCAATCGAATCGGAAGATGTCACCACTGGTCAGCGGTTCTACGTTGACTCAGGTAATACCTCCAATGGTGCGGATACCGCAAGCAAGGGCCGCAATCCCGACTTTCCGTTCCTGACTATTGATTACGCTATCGGTCAGGCCGGAGCAAGCAACGGCGACATCATCTATGTCATGCCCGGACACACCGAATCAATCACGGCTGCTGGTGGAATCACCCAAGACGTAATAGGAGTCAAGATCAAGGGTCTTGGTGCTGGTGCGACTCGCCCTGTTGTAACATGGGCGTCGACTGACAATTCCGCAACGTGGCTCATTACTGCTGCTGAGTGTTCCGTTGAGAACATCATCGGTGTTTGTGCTGATGACGGTTTGACAAGTGCGTTCGTCGTATCTGCTGCTGATGTCTCACTCGACATTGAGTGGCGTGATGGCAGTTCAACGATTGAAGCGGCGCAGTGTATCAACGCAACGGCTGACGCTGATCGGCTTGACATCAAGCTGAAGTATGTTGGCTTTATCGCTGGCAACGCTTGTATTACACCGATCTATCTTGACGGTCTGAGCAACGCCCGTGTCGACATTGATTTCTACGGCAAGGCAAGCACCGCTGTTGTAGAATTCAAAGACACAGCGGTTGTTGATGTCAATGTTACCGGATACATGTACAATTCCGGCACGACCAATTACACCAAGTCCGTTGTCGATACGGCGACCGGTTCCACATGGTTCGCTGATTTCTTCGACGGTGCTGCTGGTGGAAGAGTATCCGGTGGATCGGGCGGCGCACTTGCTGCTGACGATATCGGAACGGTCGATTCGAAGGTCGTTTCCGTCGGCAACCAGGTCACGACTGTTGACAATGAAATCTCAACCCTTGACAGCAAGGCTGATTCGACCGCAACGCTGTGGAGCACGCAGTATTCAACGATCATCAGCAAGCTCGACAGTAATTCGTAATTAAGGAGAAGCATGATGTCGGAAGGGTATGCTTCACATTCAACGTTGCTCACCGCCGCCTTTCAGGTGACTACCGGCCCCGTTCTCGAATTGGGGACAGGGCTCGGTAGTACACCGATGTTACATGGATTGTGCGGGAGCACAAAGAGATTGTTGCATTCTGTCGAGTCAAACCGCCCGTGGTTCGATGAACTTACACCGGAGTACAAACGTGACTGGCACACATTCAGATTCACAGAAAATTTTCTGCACTTGCCTGAATATCAAAAGGAGTGGGGACTTGTATTCGTGGATCATGGAATCATTAACGAACGTCATGTATCTATTATGGCGCTGTCTGAGGTGCCGATGATCGTCGTGCATGATACATGCCACCCGAGACTATACCACTATGAAGAGGCATTCAGCCACTTCAAGTTCCGGTATGATCTGAGCTTGTACGGGCCGCAAACATCAGTAGTCAGCAACACAGAAGATGTTGAAACCATCTTCGGGGGCATGGATTTATGAACACGATAGGGATAACAGTTTACGTCGATAATGACGAGAAAACAATCATCGAATTCGGATGGTTATATCGATCATGGGTGCAGAGTGAATCCTGCGATATGTCCGATCTGATTGTATTTCACAACCCGGTTGTTGATATGGGGAAGCTGCCGAAACATGAGAACATAATCTATGTGCCGTTGGTGCCTTTGTCAGAACGTGATGTTGAGTGGGGTTACTATAAACACATCAATGCGACATGGTACATGACAACACCAGCCGCGCAATTCATATCAGACTACCATTACATCCTGAAGACTGATAATGACGTGTTCCTGACAAAACATTTCAAGAACCTGCGACCACGGCTCGCTACATTCGGGACAAGCGGGTATGCAACGAATCCGAAGGTGGCACACAATCTGATCCGCATTGCTGAGAAGTGGGGTATCAAACTCCATTTCCTTAATGTGGGATGCACGGTCATGGCCCCATCCGCAAATGTATTGGCATATGCGAGCACTCAGATGCAGTTCGCCAAACGGTTGAAAGCCGAAGAGTTTCCTGATGGCAAAGGCGCATGGCCCGGCTGGTATCTGCATGTACTGAACATGTACGCTGGATGTCTTGCTGCAAATGATACTTTCGGTAACTCGCTTACTATGGGCGGGCTCGATGTGTTCTGTATGTCACAAGACCCGATATGTAATACTGATTATCATATTCATGCATGGCACACAGACAACCATTTTTCAAAACTTTCATGGCATCGAGGTGAGTACGACACCGCTGATATGACCAACCTTGACCCGAACAAAATATGCGATTACTGTCTGCTGATTGCGGGGAAAAGAAATGAAAGCGCAACTGATCGGATGGTACGCGGTTTCGATCAGGAGGGACTTACGCGGGGCAGTCAATATGAAATCGCGGAGGTAGGGCGATGAAGATCGTTCACTTTGCCCCATTCGCCCCGAACGCCTGCGGATTGTACGAAGCAGCAAGAGATATGTTTGCAGCGGACACACGGGCTCGGCATGAAACGTATTTTGTCGATGTCGGTGTTACACGGGACGGGAAACACTTCCCTGGAAAAACGGGGCAGACAGACAGACGTGGCGATGTCATACTCACTACGTCCCCCCCGGATGTCGTGTACGATGCTGATATCGTAATCGCGCATACCGGCGTATCAGATAATTGGATCGTCAAATGTTTCGCGCCTGTTATCTGGATATTGCACGGTCGACCGCTGGCGTGTTTCCGGCCCGAACAGAACGGTAGCAGAAAATCATATACACTGGCGGCAACAGTAGCACAATGGCCGCGCGTAAGGAAGATGGTCACATTCTGGAATCATCATGTCCCGTACTGGAATCCGATTGTACCGGATGGGAAACTCGTGTGTCTCGACGCGCCACCGATTGATGAACGCCGGTTCGCACCTGAAGGGCCGGCACGTGATTTCGGAGTATTCAATGGCAAGTATAACATCGTGATTGCTGAAAGCTGGCGTGAAGATGTAGATATATATGAAATTACACACGGGGCAATCGAGGCCGCAAAGAGAATCGACGGGCTCAAGTTCCATTTCTATGCGATGGAGACACCGCTTGGATGTTGGAATTACCTGATTGATGAACTACGCAAGCTCGGGGCAAAAGGTGAAATAGTCGGCAGGACAGTCAAGATCAATGATGTATACCGGGCGGCTGATTTAATATTATCACCACAACGGATCGTAACACGCTCGATAGGCGAGGCGATGAGTTGTGGTACGCCGGTCATCGCGGCACGTGGATGTGACCATGTACCGTTTACGGCAATACCAGACGATCCGGCAGATGTAGCCGATACCATAGTGAGGACAATACAGGCAATAACAGAAGACCCGGACAGTGTTGCGGAAAACGTTAAAACGCGGGCATCAGCATTCTCACTCGCACGGTATAGCGAACAGATGCAACCAGTATACGAATCGGTAGCATAAACAATCACCAGAGGAGATCGCCATGAAACAAAGAATCATCAAGACGGTCGTCACATCGGTACTAATATTCGTGGCGATCTTCGTAACCAGTAATGTCGCAAGTGGAGCGCAAACAGCGGGCGCATTTGATTTAACCGCACTCACGAATCAGAGCGCACACATATTCATCACGACCGCACCAACCGAAGTTGACTCGGTTTATGTTTGCTATGCCGACACAACTTTCGCTGCACTGGGTGACTCGGCAACAACGTCGTATGTGATTACCGGATTATCGCCGGGCGTTGCTTATGATTTCTTCCTTGTAACACGAGACGAGGGTGATACCAAAGTTTCCGCATCTCAAGAGGTGACCATATACGGGCCTGAGATTGAAGTCAATCCAACGACGCTGAACATGGTTGACAAGCAGCCGCTTATCCAGGCATTATCATGGCGACCAGCAACTATTCTTGACTCACTCGTTGTTGACGGCGCATCCGGTGCTGACAGTTCAATGGTATTCATTCCGTACAAGACAAACAGTGTAGTGTTGAACGTGACCTCTGCGGGCGATTCAGTCAACGTAATGGGGTATCTGTGGTACGGCGAACGAACGATGACGCAGAAGGGCGCAACCGTTGGATACCAAGTGTCGCCTGACTCGCTGAACATCACGAAGGCGGGCAAATTTGGATGGACGTTCACGCGAGATGTTGGCGCACCTGCCGCATATCTCAAGTTCGAGGCATACGGCGACAACGGACAGAATACAACTATAGACGCGACACTCAACCGCGACCGGTACTAAGGAGCGAATGATGAAACGATTTCTTACAATAAGCACGGCACTACTGCTTGCGGCTCTGGTACTCGCTCCGAATGCGGCAGCTCAAGATGTGTGGAAGATGCCGACCACGACGGACACGGTATTGGATACGTTGTCTGCTGTATCGGAAGCCATAACCGTTATTGATGGGTTGCATGATGTACCAACTGCTAACGTGGCAACAAACGCTCAGATGAAAGATGTAATCGGAAATAAGAACGACGCCGCTGTTACCGCAGTAGACACCACAAAATCTCTCATCGCGTACGCCAAAGGTATTATAACATTACTTGGAAGTCTGTCCCTGATTTCTGATAAAGAAAAATCCCTTCTTGGTATTGGGGCTTTCCCGGGTTTCCAGGACTTCTTCAATCTTGTAGCCGATGCCGCTGCTCCGGATACCGATCTTTGGGCAGTTCTTGAGGCTGGCGGGGGGACGACGACCGTTGTAAATAATACGGCAGGGGAACCGGGCTATTTGTTTCTAAATAATGGAGCAAATACTGGTGATAAAACATTGACATACACCCAAAATAAAAAAGTAATAGGATTAAAGGGGGGTGTTACAGAAATACATCTCAGTTCATATGCCCGGTTTATATGGACGGATACAGATGGCTCCCAATGCGCCATCGGTTTTATAGAGAATGACAAGACGCCTACTGTGGCTGATGATCTGTTAGAAGTATCTGGTGCGTATGAAGTTGCTTCTATAGGCGTCTGGGATCAAATTCCTGTGGCAGTAACCGGAACAACCGACCCGGAACAACAAACTGATTTGTCGTCTTGGATTACTACTAATGTTTGGTTCCTAATGGAAATCGTGATCACCGCTTCTGACGTGAAATTTTATATTGATGATGTATTACGGGCAACGCATTCAACCCAAGTTCCAAGTTCTGTTTGGCAGGTGGCTATCGCCGCCGATAATGTCACATTCGTTGCCGCTACCACGAGCCTACAATTTCTTCAAGTATGGGGAGAATAAAGTATGGATACTTATCCTGAGATGCCCAGCGCAACCACTCGAGAAAAGTACGGGCAAAAATATTATGTACGTAAATTCGGGTTACAGGGAAAAGTATTGGAGGAGGTATTAATCCCTATTCCCGAAAACAAAATAATTCGCATCATGAAGGAGGATGGTAATGAGGATGTGGTAAAGCAGGAACTTATTCCTTTGGAGACGAGCGAGAAGTAAAACATAACGCAGACCGGAGCGGGGAGGAATTGTGCTCGAACATTTAAGTGGTTCGTGGGGAATTATTGGGACGTTGGTGCTTGGTTTTGTAGTTCAAACTTTTTTCTTAAAAGGAAACTTTTCCGCCCGGTTAGAGGATGTGGAGAAGGAAGTTACTACACTGCGAAAAACCGTGGTATACACGGACGTCTGCAAAGCAAAGCACGGGAGTCACCAATGATTTTGCTCCCAGTAGTTGAAATCATTCGGCTCGAGGAGAATCACGAACATGGTATCATGTAGCATTTACATTTAACGCCGGGACAGTAGTTCTATACGTGAACGGGATTGCTGTTGCTGGCTCCCTTGATTCCGGTGCGATACCATCCACATTGTATGCGGGAACTGCTGATGTAATTATAGGGGCAATGAATGCTGGTGGCTCCCTTCTTTTCTCTGGCAAACAAGACGCCCATACCATCTACTCCTACGTCCCAGCCGCACCGACCACATTTGCCGCCTTGCGATATAACGAAGGTGCATTGCTGTATGGGAAGGCATTGATATAGCGTGATACTGAAGATACAGTGCGGCAATATAGTAATCAAGAAACCGTAACCTATGACGATGGAGCAAGCACAATGCCTGACAGAAGAACTGATGACGTGAAAGCGGACGATTACATGACAGTCCGCGAATTGATCACGCATTTCGAAGGCATTCATACTAAACTTGGCGATATACACACGCAGACGATAAAGACTAATGGGCGTGTCGGCAAACTTGAATCGTGGCGTGACAGAATAATCGGTGGTATGGCCGTAATGACAATACTTGTTGTGCCGATACTTTTATACATCACGAAGCAATGGATACAAGGCAATGTGCATATAGACTCATCAATTATTGATACGGTGATAGCAATATTGACTGGAGCATAACATGGCAATTGTAACCACAGATGAAGTGCTGGAATTTATCGGGGTCGACCGGGGATACTTTGAAATCGCTGCCGGGAACGACGTGCTGGTGCTGACGAAAGATGCTGGATCCGCAACAAACGTCGATATTGCCGATGGGACATACAGCGGAGACGGACTTGCAGCCGCAATAGAAACCGCGATAGATACCGCGTTCACAGTCACATCAACCGTATCATGGAGTTCATCGACACGCCTGTTTTCAATGACTGCCGGAGCTGGTACAACGCTTACATTCACGCTGTCAGGATCCGACGCGGCATTAACAATCGGATTCACTGCTGACAAGGCAGCGGCACTGACACTGACAAGCGATCTTGCGGCAGGTGATCCCACAACAGTAGTCGGCTATATCAAGGATGGCGTGGAAACATGGGTTCAGAATTCACTCTTGCGGCGTACACTTGATTCGACAGCGTATTCATTAAAACGGTACGACGGGACAGGACGTAAAGTGATATGGCTCGATGATTACCCGGTGACAGCGTTTACGAAACTTGCTATCGGTGTTCGATCCGCTATCAGGATCACCAATACATCCAACGAATCAACAGCATCGGTGTCAGTCACGTCCACAGGGCTTGTGCTGGAGAAAGACGGCGCACTTGATGCGACAGTGCTGTTTGCCACATACAAGACGATAGCGACCGCCGTAGCGGCTGTGAACGCGCTTGGGGCTGGATGGACGGCACAAGTCGTTGCTACATTCGGAACATTCAAATCAACTGAACTGCTCGAAGCATGGGGCCAGAGTTGTATTGACAGCGCAACCGTTGATCTTGACATGGCCGATGAAGCAGAAAATGAATTTCAGCTTGATCCCACGACCGGCAAGCTGACATCATATCGCTTGTTTAATTGCGGCATCAGGAATATCATCTGCTCGTACACTGCCGGATATTCGTCTTCCACCATGCCAGACGATATACGGTTTGCAGTTATGGCACTGATCCAGTCGATGTACCGCAAACGTCAAGATGAGACGTTCGGGTTGACACAAATGAGGGCAGGTGATATATCGGCGGCATACGCGCAACTGCCACCCGAAACCAAAATGATATTTGACGCATACAAGCGGAGAATGGTTTAATGGCATTTGGGCCGAAAGTAACCGTGACGCTTGAACGGTATACCGAGACACTCACATCGACCAATTCACCGTCGTTCGTGTGGCGACCTGTGCGCACGTTACGCGGCACGCTTCAGACAGTACGTGGTGATCGAGGCCCGTTGTTTAATCGGATGGCAATAACAGCCGACTATCAATTCATGCTTGATAAACCGGCAGGACTGACGATTACCGAGAAAGACCGGCTGAGATACGGTACGCGATATTTCACGGTCAAGCTGTCAGAAGATCCGATGGGACGCCAGCGGTATACGATCCTGTACCTTGAATCGGAAAAGCGCGAACAGGCGGAATCGTAATGGCAAAAGTCAGGATAAAAACGTATCCGAAACGTGTTGAAAACGAGGTGTCGAAACAGGGCCGCAAGGGGATAATGAAGTCAATTGTATTCCTTGAAGCGGCGGTCAAAAACGCTATGCGCAGCACACCGAGGGTAATAGCGAGTAAGGTGAAGAGGGGGCGCAATATACATCATCCAAGTGCGCCCGGACATCCACCGGCAGTTGATTTTGGGCGGTATATAAATTCGATATCACATGCTTTCTCATGGGGTGGTGCGGCAACATCAAGGCCAACGGCACCGGCAAAATCAAATGAAGGCGTAACGTCACCGGCTGCGAAGTCAAAAAAGGATACCGGTGTAACAGGGTCAAGTGTGGCGCAGGTAATACCACTTGAATTCGGCACGGCAAAAACCCAAGCGCGTCCGGTGTGGCGGCAAACACTGGTGAAATCGCGGGCACAACTTGCGACATTCTTTAAGGTGAGATAATGATACAGGCATTCCTTGTTGGTTTTATAACAAAGGCGACCACTTCGAATACATTCAACACCGCAATCGGTGGCCGCGTGTATGATACTGAAGGCCCGGAAGGTGCGACATATCCTTATGCGGTTATAACCAACACAACGGCAATCCCGTCTCACACGTTCTCGACCAATGTATACGAAATGGTGTTCACGTTTAATATTTTCAGTAACACGCGAGCGAACACCGAAATAGATGAATTATTCGACAAGTTTACCGCACTGATGGAGCCATCAGCCGGATCGGGATGGGTGGCAATAACGGTGTCGGGATACGCGCAGGTCATGTATAGGATGTCAAATTGGTTCCGGTTCAGGGCTGACGATACATGGCAATATACGATTGAACTTACCGCCAGGATTCAAAAGAATTGAAAGGGGCCGCGCCATGAGAGACAAGAAACTCGCAATCGGATTGCCGTTGGGATTCCCGATGGTACATGCCGATTTCTTCAAATCGTATATCTTGGTTGATAAGGGCGAACACATGTTGCTCACATCCGAAGCCGGGCCAATAACAGCACTGCGAAACGGGTTGATGTATAACGCAATCCATTCCGGTGCGAATCAACTAATGATGATGGATGTTGATATGGTCTACCCGGTCGATACAGTGAATCGATTAACGGCTACGATGGATGCGTCAGGCGCGGCTGTAGTTGCCGGATTGATGTTCAGACGGTATCCACCATTCGACCCGTGTTTCCAGTCAACTAATATGAAATGCAAGGTTGGCGATATACTCCCGGTTGATCGTGTCAGTACAGCATGTATGCTGATCGACGTTGATTGGGTGAAAGAACACATGTTTCATCCGTGGTTTGAGACGGAGGATGATGAACTGTGTAGACCGGTTCTCGGAGAGGATTATTTGTTCTGTGATAAAGTCCGCGAGGCAGGCGGTGAAATTTTACTTGACGCATCAGTAATACCAAAACACCTGACCACGGTGCAGGTTGACGAGAAGTTCAGCGGCATGTGGGCCACTATCAAAAAGGAGATTCAAGATGGCTGAAATCACGGGCAAAGGCGGATCAATCACCTTCGCTGGCATCGTTGCAAATGTGTATTCGTGGAACATCGACGACGCACCTGATATTCACGAAAAAACTGACTTTGCGGATGGTGCCAATAACTACAAGACACGGATGGCAGGTCTCAATGATTGGTCGGCTACCATCGAGGCGCGGTACGACTCGACAAACACTGCTGATCCCGGAGATAGCGCGGCACTGACGCTTACAATTGTAAGCGGCTCGACATACACAGGGACAGCGATGCTTGTCAGCCAAGCGGTGAATACCCCTGTTGATGATCTTGTGACCGTAACGTACAACTTTGTCGGCAACGGCGCACTCACCCGTCCTGCCTAATTTGGAGGGTGAAATATCATGGCTGAAATACATGGTAAAGTCGGAGCGCTGTATTATGCGCCTGCATACATCGCAGCGGATACGATCTCATTTGCCGACACCAATCCAGATACAATTCTGGATTCAGGTAACGGCTTTGTCAATACACTCGTAACGAACTGGGACATGGAGCTTGATGCCAACTGGAACGATTCGCCATCGGCACCGGCAGCGAACGCACGATCAGGCACACAGGAGTATGCAGGTACATACTCCCGCAAGTTTACGCCAAACGGAGTGAACCAGGGAATCAAGAGCGATGTGCTGATTGAGACCACTGTAACCGGAGTGATGTATGCCGCTGATCTGTGGGTATATCCTGACGACGGTACACGATGCCGCGTTGTTGTATACCGTGGAGATAACGGTACAACGAAAGTATACGATACCGCGCAGACCGGACTCACACAGGATGCGTGGAACAACATCACGTTTGAATACACCGAGACGGCGGGCGGCGCACTTGCTACGATCCAGATCGATTCGGACACAGAAACATCTGGTGACTTCTATGTTGATAATGTATTGGTAACGGTAAAAGCACCAGCCGGGGAATCCGGTGGGTTTACCACGGGCATGAAAATATCCGTGTCAGGATCGACAAGTAACAATGACGAATTTACTATTGCCGCAGGCGGGGCTGCTCCTGGTGTGCTGACACTTGTTGGCGGCGATTCATTAACAGCCGAAGCTGCTGGCGATGATGTTATAATCAAGACAGCACCGCGCGGCACGCAGTTACTTGGATTCCGCGACTGGTCAATTGACGATGGTGTTGATGTCTACGAATCAACTGACTTCACCGATGGGAATTCCGGGTACAAAACAAGGGTTGCGGCGCTGACAGATTGGTCAGCAACATGCAACGGATTCTACCAAGACGACACCCCGTATAACTTTGCCGGGCTGACATACATGTTCCGCTTCTTTATCCAGAACGCTGCCGATCCGACCGGCACAACCGCATATTATTACGAAGGGCTCGGGATCGTTGAAAGCACGGGGCTTGTCACGCCTGTCGATGGTCTTGTGACGCAGGTACTTAATATCGTCGGAACCGGCTCACTCACGCTGACAAGCAGAACTACAGCGTGGAAATAACACATCACGAAAGGGAACGACCATGAAACTGAACACCGAGAATTTGAATCCCACGAGCGAATTCGATCTTCCTGGCGGCGGCAAAATAGAGGTGCGTGTATTGACACAGGCGCAGATTCAGGAGATACGAAGCCAAACGCGCAAGAAGAAACCAAGTCGTCAGGGCGTAATGGTTGAGCACGTCAACGATGAACTTGAATCCGATCTCACGTGGAACGCCGGTATTGTATCATGGTCAGGTGTAACTGATCAGGCCGACAAGCAGATCAAGTGTACTTCCGAAAACAAAAAACTGCTGATGACACAATGCCCTGAATTCGCGGCTGTCGTGGCGAACGCCCTTGACTCACTGAATACCGCTCTGGAAGCGCGGACAGGGCTCGAAGTAAAAAACTGACGCTGCTCGTCGATTGGGTTATTAATCGCACCAGAGGCGATGATTGTCCCACATGCCGGAAGAAATGGGATAAGACAGGCGACGAGCCACCATGCTACGATTGCATCCCGGCACCGATAGATGGAAACGAGACGGCGTATGCCCTGTTCCCACTTCTCTTAAACCAGTTGCGGACAGGGGGGATGGGCGACCCGCTCGACGTTGACTATAATGCAATCGGAATGGTGTTTGATCTCTATGATATTGATAATCGGCGGGCTGAGTTCGAGAAACTGGTATTCATGTTCCGCGATTATATCGGGCGCATGACAGACAAAAAGAACAAGGGTGAGCCGGATCACGCAACACTTGAACAACAATACGGAATAAAGTCACCGGGGACATCATGAGAATAGTAATTGCCGAAGGCGTTGTCGAAGTAACAGTTGACCAGAAGAGTTTAGCTGCGAGCTTCAAAAAAGCCACATCCAAATTCACGTCGTTCGCAAGTGGCGTTCAGAAGAAACTTGCTTCAATATCGTTCAAGAAAGCGATCATTGCTGTAACTGCGTTCGGAGTTGCCGCATCTGCCGCACTGTTTAAAGTCACGAAGGCGGCTGCTGAACAGGAACGGATATTCAGGACGCTTCGCACACAGATCGAATTGCATGGAATTGCGTGGGCTGATGTCAAGGGCAAAATAGATGATTACGCCGCATCACTCCAGAAGACGACAAAGTATGGCGACACCGATACAGCACAGGTACTTCAGAAGATACTCGTGTTCACTGGCGATCTTGACCAGGCATTCATCGGCGCAAAGCTCTCTATGGATCTGGCTGCATCAGGGCTGTTTGACGTAACTACTGCGGCACGCATGGTCGGTATGGCATTGTCCGGTAATATTGAAATGCTCGGTCGGTATATCGCGGAATTCAAGACATCAAATAATGAGACGTTAAAGGCGATGACGCTGACAGAAAAAGCAGCGTTTGCCATTGAGACATTGCAGAAAAAATTCGGCGGTGCGGCTGAAACTGAGCTGGCGACATTCCTCGGTAAACTCCAACAGATGAAAAACTTCCTCGGCGATATTGTGGAGTACATCGGAGACAAATTCCTGCCCACATTCACCAGTGTTGTGGGATCAGTAACCAACTGGATACAGGTAAACGACGAACTAATAAAACAGAAAATAGACGTAACAGTTGCAAAGATTGTTGAGAAAGCAACAGCCGCAACAGAGGCATTCACGAAATGGTATGAGGCAAACCAGAAGCACATTCAAAGTACGTTCGTCGATTGGATCACGAAAGTCAAGGATGCACTTGTAGCGATAGCGGGAATCGCGCAGACGCACGGCGATATTATCGGAAAGATATTCGTCGTCGGCACGCTAACAATAGTCATTGCAAAACTATGGAGTCTTGCTGCTGCTTTAGGTGCAATTGCTATGTCACCTGCATTTGGGGTGATTGCCGCTTTTGGTGCTGGATATGGTATTGGTAAATTATTAATGGGAGCTGGTAATACTGTAGAGGATAAATTATTTGGATTTAAGGGTTTTGGTGGTGGAAAAGCAAGAGGTGGACGCGGCACAGGTGGTGGTTTCGGCGATGAGGCAGCACAAGTCGCGGCACAAGGAATCGCCGTTCCAATCACACAACCAACAGCCAGGGGTGGCGGAGGCGGATTTACCGGCGGGCTTGGTATCGGCGGAATGGGCATAAAAGGCACATCGCCTGATCTCGTTCAGGGGCCGGGGGCAAGTCTTGCGTCTGAAATTTCGGTAGCTGGATTCGTTAGTGCGGAGCGGACAAAAACAGAGGTACTAAGGGAATCGTTTAGAATTCAGGATGAATTGATGGCGAAAGAAACAGAACGATACCAAGCAACGATAGCACAGGCAAAACAGTTCGGAGATTTTTGGGGTGGATGGTTATTCGACATGGCAAACGATGCCGACAACTTCACGCAGCGGGTGTTGAATTCATTCGTGAATATGTTCGCACGTATTGGCGCACAGGCGACAGCTGCCGGGGTATTCAATCTTGTAACGCAGGGGCCGGGTGGATTCTCCGGCGCATTCACAAGGTCACTTGGTTTTCCGAGTGAAGCCGGTGTTTCGTCAAAGCCAGCTCTTGGCGGAACAACCGTTGTTGTAAACGGCAACGATCATCAGCTCGCAGGTAAAATTGTCGCAATCGTAGATGACTCGAATAGGAACTTTGCGAACAGGGAGCGGTTCTAATGGCATGGACTACATCTTGGCAACCGCAGATTATAACGCCTTATACATTTGACCGCACATGGAATACAACCACTTCTCGATTCGAGTCAGGCAAGGAACAGCGTCGGCAGAAATGGTCGGCATCAAAGTCAGGATTCAATCTGTATTTCAATGCGCAAGCGGCGGCAACATTACTTGCAATCCGAAATCATTTTGATTCCATGAAGGGTAGTTATACAACATTCACATTCCCGAATTATGCGGAACAAATAACAGACACGATCGCACTGGTTAATTCAAATCCTGACACAATCACGGATTCAGGTAGCGGGTTTTCAGACATGGGGTTTGTTGCCGGACAAACGGTTACTGTTGATGGATCAACCAGCGATGACGGCGAGTACACTATCGACACCGGCGGAGTCGTGGCTGGCACGCTGACGCTTATAGGAACTGACTCGCTTTCAAATGAGTCGGCGACATCAGGGTTGAAGGTATACCGGACATACACTGTCCGCTACGATGCCGATACGTTCATGAGCGAGTATTTAACGCCGACGATTGGAAGATCAAGTCTGATCCGACTGATACAAGTTATCTGATCCGAGAGGGTAGCATGGCAAAACGAACAACGAATGCCAACTATGATTCCG